GGAGATTTCTCGGCGGCGCGCGGTCTACGTCGGGCTTTGCGTTTATGGTTTGGATGTTTCCATAGCGGAGGTGTCGCGGATTCTCTCGGCGCCTTCAAACGCTGTTTATCGTGCTGCGGCGCGCTGGGAACAAATGCCGAAAAAATACCGCGCCGATATGTTACTTAAATTTCATAATCTAATTCAAGTTGAGGATTTGTAAAAATGATTTTACCGCCATATTTACCGCTGTTTACTGACGAATTTCTAGGCTCTGTCCAAACGTTGACGAATGAGCAGTTAGGCGCGTTCGTCCGGCTTGCGTTCTGTGGTTGGCATCATCCGGTAGCGGATAATGCGGAGTCGATACGCCAGGTAGTCGGCGGCTCAATTTCTGAAGCTGATTTAAGCGTTGTTCTTTTGCGCTTTTATTCTTGCGGTGGAGATTTGAAATTAAACAAGGTCGAGGCGTTGCGTAAAAAATACGCGTCGCGCGTTTCGGCTGGTCAAACGGGCGGCCAAGTTACGGCGCGCGGTCGCGCTATCGGCGCGCTGAAGTTAGGGGGCGCGAGTGCTTAGCGATGATTTACGGTTACTCATTCGCGAGTTATGGCCGCGGGCTACGTGGTCTAATTCTTTGCGGGATTTGTGGGTAGAGACTTTGGGCGGTATTGCGTACGATGATGCGCGGCGCGCGCTATTTGAAGCGAAGAAAAAATATCCGTATCCTCAACCTGAAATAGCTTGGGTAGTGGAATTTCTGCCGCCAGCGGCGGCGATTGCCGGTGCGGGTGGCGCTGTTTACTTTGTCGATTTTGACGCGCCATCGTTAAAATATAACGGGCGCGCGTGTCGCGCGTCGCGCGTGTTTCGTGATCGTGAGGCGGCTATATCTTTTTGCGAGACTGTCCGCGGAAAGCTTCGCGCGTGAGGGGACGGAAGCGTAAGCCTACGGCGCTCCTTACGGCGTCGGCTGATATTTATACTGTTGAGACTACGCGCGGATTTGAACCGATAGCGCCATCTGAAACGGTGGAACCTCCTACGTTTCTTGTTGGCGTCGCGCTCGATACCTGGCGGCGGCTTGCGCCGATGCTGTCGGCTATGCGAGTATTGACGCGCGCGGATGAAATGGAATTAGCGATGTTATGCGAGAATTGGGCTATGTACTGCGATAATCAAGCGGAGATAGCGCGAGTCGGGCGGGCGGTCTATTCCGTTTTACGTTATGACGATGGCGGCGAGTTAGTCGGCGTTTCGGTTTCTGCGATGGTTGCTAATTCGGTCCGGCTGAGGGACGCGGTGAATCGAGGCCTAACGGAGTTCGGATTAACGCCAGCGGCGCGCGCTCGGCTGATTGTGGGAAAGTTGAACGCGCCGAATACTAAAGCTAGTTTATTTGCGAGGGCGAAAAAATGATACTTGCGTGGGGTTGGCGTTGACGCGCGCGAAGATTTCCGCGGAAAGTGTGAACCTGATTCCGGGATACGATGCCATTGGGACGGCCGGCGGGCGGTATACTTTTGATCCTGAGGCGGCCGCGCACGCGCTTGATTTTATCGAGGGCTTATGTCATTACGCAAAAGGTTCTTGGGCGGGTAAGCCATTTCGGCTATTACCCTGGCAAGTAATCCTAGTTTCAAATTTGTACGGGTGGCTGGATTCGCGCGGGCTTCGCCGCTATCGGCAATGTGGCGTATGGGTGCCGCGCAAAAACGGTAAAACGGAGCTATGCGCGCCTTTGGGGCTTTATCATTTACTCGGCGATTCGGAACCTACGCCGGAGGTTGTTTCCATTGCGGCGGATCGCGCGCAAGCTAAGCTAGTTTTTGAACGGGCTAAGGCGATGGTACGCGCGGAGCCGGAATTATCTTCTCGGCTCGAAGTCTACGCGCATAAAATTTTATGTCCTGTCGAGGGCGGTTCGTGGTTGCCTATGTCGAGTGATGCTCCTACGGCTCACGGCTTGCATATTTCATTCGCGATATGTGATGAGGTTCACGCTATGCACAATCGGCGGGAGCTTTGGGAGGCTATCCAAACGTCAATGGGCGCGCGTACTCAACCGCTGTTACTGTCGATTACTACGGCGGGGACGCGGCGCGAGTCGTTGGAGGCGGATTTGTTTTCGTTTTCTTGTAAGGTCCGCGACGGGATACTAGATACGCCATCGTATTTGCCGGTAATTTATTCTTTGGATGAATTAGAAGACTGGCGCGACGAAAAATTATGGGCGCGGGCTAATCCATCTCTCGGCGTTACGTTCCCTTTGGAATTTTTGCGCGGTGAGGCCAAGCGCGCGCACGATCAACCGGCATTTGAAACGGCATTCCGCACGCTTCATTTGAACCAGCACGTATCTTCGGATTTGCGCTGGCTACGTATGGCGGATTGGGATTTGTGCGAATCGGAGATATTGGATACTGATTTGGCGCTTTTACCTTGCTATTTGGGCTTTGATCTCGGCGAGGTTTCCGATTTAACGTCATTAACGGCTATTTGGATGGGTGAGGGCGTTTATTACTTGCGGAGCTGGTCATACGCGCCGGAGGACCGCGCCGAATTGCGCCAGGCGGCTCACCGGGTCCCATATTTGGACTGGGCGCGCGATGGGTTTTTAACACTTACGCCAGGGAACGTAACGGACTACGGTTTTATGCGTTCGGAGATTCTGCGGATAGCGGGCGCTAATAAGGTGGTGGCGGTGGGCTACGATCCTGCGAACGCCGGCGGTATATCGCAACAGTTAGAAGCGGACGGGTTAAAGCTGTTTCGAGTGCCACAAAGTTACGCGCAATTATCTACGCCTACTAAACGTTTCGAGGCGGCGGTAACTTCGCACGTATTAAAGCATTCAAAAAATCCCTTGTTCGCCTGGGCGCTTTCAAACGTAACTATAGAGCTGGATAGTAATCAAAATATACGGCCGTCCAAGCGCCGGAGCGGAGATAAAATTGATCCGGTGGTGTCGGCGATAATTGCGCTGGGGGTTGCGTTGGATCATTCATCGGTTATACCTTCGCCGTATTCGGATCGCGGTTTTTTAATGCTATGAGCTTTTGGACGCGCGCAATCTCTGCATTTACTAATCGGCCAATGGTCGATAATTCTCCCGTGGGGATGCCTACGGGCGGGGTTCAATCGTATATCTCATCATATTCCGATACGGGGCGCTATATTTCGCCTGAGGAGGCGCGCGCGGCCCCTACGGTTCACGCTTGCGTTAATCTGATTTCTCAGTCTATCGCGCGTATGGAATGGCGGATTTTATCGAACATTTCGGGCATTGACCAGGCGGTACGCGCTCATCCTTTGTACGCGCTATTGAATCGCGCGCCGGCTAGCTATATGGGCGCTATGACGTGGCGCCAGTCGATGCTAATCGACTGTCTGCTATACGGTAACGCTTATTCATTCATTGAACGGGACGCTAGCGGGCGAGTAATTGCGCTTCATAAATTACGGCCTGATTTAATGGAAGTCCAGCGCGTTAATAGGGAAGTGGTTTACCGTTATAGTGGCTCTGCCGATGGTCAAATAACCTCACCGGCTTACGATATTTTCCATCTCATCGGATCGTCTGCCGATGGTTTACTTGGCGATTCTGCTATTAACCTTTGCCGGCAAATTATCGGCGTTGAGTTGGAAAGTGAAGCGTACGTAGCTAATTTTTTCCGCAACGGTGCGCGGCCGGCGGGAGTCTTGGAAGTTACGGGCGTTTTGACGCCGGAGGCGTTTTCTCGGCTCAAAGATTCTTGGACTGCGACGCAAGGCGGATCGCGCAACGCGGGCCGCGTTGCAATCTTGGAAAGTGGCTACAAGTTTACGCCTATTTCGGTCGATCCCGATGACGCGCAACTAATCGAGCTACGCCGGTATTGCCGCGAACAAATTAGCGCGGCGTTTGGCGTTCCGTCTCGAATGGTCGGCGATGCGTCGGGCGCGAGTTACGCCAGCGCTGAGCAATCCGATATTGAATTTACGAAACATACGCTAGGTGCCTGGGCGGCTCGTTTGGAGGAGGAAGTAGCGCTAAAGTTGATTCCTGCCGGCGAGCTTATTACGTCTAAAATTTCATTTGACGAATTGGTACGCGGTGATCTAGCGGGCCGCTTTTCTGCGTATTCAACGGCTCTAAATTTGGGCTTTATGTCGATCAATGAAGTTCGCGCTAAGGAAGGCGCGGCGCCGGTAGCGGGCGGCGATGTTTGCCGTACGCCGATGAATTTTGCACCTATTTCCGATCCTGCGCGCGATGGCGCGCCACAAGGCGCGGAGGCTGTCGCGCTCGGCGTCGGCCAGCTCCAAGCTATTACGATGTTGGTAAAGGATGTTACGGCGGGCGCTGTTTCGGTTGATTCCGCGGTGGCTATGCTTCTTGCATCGTTTCCGCTAATGCTAGAGACTACGGCGCGCTTGATTTTTGCGGGCGCTGTGATTGTTCCGCCGGTGGTCGATGAAATCAAAGCAAAACCAAAGGGGAAAAAATGATTGAAAAAATGATTGAACGGCGCTCATTTCGCGCGGAAGCTCTTGATATTGCGCCATCGGATACGGGGCTGTCTCTTGTTGGCTATGCGTCAACCTGGGAAGCGTACGATATGGGGAGTTTCGCCGAACGAATCGAGCCGGCGGCGTTTTCCGCGGCGATTGAGGGCGCCGATGTTATGGCGCTTTTGAATCACGATTCTACTCTACCGTTAGCGCGCACTACAAACGGCTCTCTACGCTTGGCGGTGGATGATGTTGGGCTTTGTTGCTATATCGACTGCGTAGAGACCTCATATAGTCGCGATATGGTCGGCTTGGTCAAGGCGGGCGTTTTGTCTTCTATGTCTTTCGGCTTTCGCTGTTTAGCGGAGACTTTTGAAGCGCGCGCGGGGACTACGCCGCTACGAATAATTACTGAGCTAGAGATTATTGAGGTTTCGGTAGTTTCGTTTCCTGCGAATCCGGGAACGTCGATTGATACGCGAAGTCTTAAAATTTGGGAAAGCCAGCAACGGAGCGACGGCCGCGGGTTTTACTTTTGCGCGCCATCTTGACGAAGGATTATAAATATGAATACTAGGAATTTAATGCGCCACGAAGACTATGACTATTTAGCGTTTAAGGCTCTCCAGCGCGGCGAGCTTACTCTAACGGAATCGGAACGCGGCCTACTTTATGGCGTCACAAATGAACAAAGAGACTTAGGCTATCAATCCGGCGCGGCTGGGTTGTTTTTGGCGCCGTTGACCGTGGATAGCGTCGCGCAATCCGTTCTTACAGAAGCAAACGTATTCCGTCGGCTGGGTCGAGTTATTAAAACGGTCGGCCATACGGTAGCGACGCCGATGGCGGTTACAAAACCTACGGGTTCTACGGCTGAATATAACCATACGACGGGCGTAAATAATTCTACGCCTGATACGGCGCTTCATTTTGGTCTAGTCAATCACGGGACAAATGCGTCGCCGGCTTATTACTCGGTTGGAATGGTTACTAATCGCGTCAGTATTCGCGTTTCTCAAGAATTGTTAGAAGATTCTGCTAACGGTGGCGTGGACGTGGTTGAGCAAATTGCGCTAAGCGGCGCTATTGCGCTTGCGGAGCAAGAATTAAACGTATTTTATAACGGGCTGGGTATTAACGGCAGTTCGCGACTAACTGAAAGTATGGGTGTAACTACGTGGGCCGCGACTGATTCCGCGCGCTGTTTAACTTTTGGAACCTCTGCGGTAACTACGCCGGAACAAATTGCCGCTATGACTGCGCTAGGCGCTCAGTATGCCGAGAATGCCACACTCTTAATTACTCCGCGCCTTTTCTCGAATTTTGCGGGCATTTCTGCGAACACTCTCCAGCGTGAGGTAAATTGGTTTGGTACTCCTACAGTTTTTTCTACGCGTTTTGCAAGTGGTTATACGGCGGGCGATTGCAACGCTATTTACGGAGATTTTCGCTATTTTGTTGTTGCGGATCACGTTAGCGGTTTAATGATTAACCGTTACGATGAAATAGCGGCGGGTACGGGTCAAGTTGTTTTCACAATACAAAAGCGTTTCGGTGGCGGCATTACTAACGATCTCGCATTCCGCGCGATCATTCTATAAATTTAACAGAAGGAATCAAATGTATAAGCGAGCTAGTGATAAAGAAACGGGTTTACCGGCGGCTTCGCCGGCTAGTCAAACGGGCGGCGAGCAGTTTACGGATAATCCGCCAGTCAATGAAAAAAACGCGTTGACGTATGCGGCGATTATTGAACAAATGGGCGCTCTTTACGCGGCAATGCAGTCGATGGTAGAGCAAGCAAACGATGCCGGCGCTATGACGCCAGCGGCGGAAAAGGAATTGGCGGGTATGCGCTCGCGTTACGATTCTTTGGTTTTGCTGAGAGATTCTAATATCTCGGTAATGGAACGCGGCGCGAAGTCTGCGAGTTTTGCAGTTCCTGCGATTCTCTCGAACATCTCGCGACCAGCTCCAACGCAATCGAAGGAAGCGCGATACGCGGACGCATTCGGCGCTTATTTGATGCGCTCTAATCGGTTGTCTGACATTGAGCAACGCGATTTAAGCGAAGGTACGGCCGCTGATGGTGGATATCTGCCGTCTACGGATTTCTATAACCAGCTTCAAAAGAAAATGGAACAACAAGCGGTAATCCGTAACGTTTCGACCGTTATGCCGCTCGGCGCGTTCAAAACACAAATTGCGATTGAAGCGACACTAGCGGCGAGTTCGTGGGGCGCGGAAGCGGCCTCAACTACTCCAACGGCCGGTACGTTTGGCCAGTTGCTACTCCAGCCTCGCCGCCTTGCGGTCATTGTCAAGGTCTCGCAAGAATTGATTGAGGACGCGCCAGGACGCGGTACGGGTTTCAGTATTGATACGATCCTTACGGACCAATTCGCGCGCGAAGTGGCACAACGTGAGGAGGAGGCATTTATTAGCGGCGTTGCGGCGTCTAATCAACCGGTTGGAATTATGACGTATACAACGTCGGGCATTTCTGACGGCAAGACAACTACAAGCGCAACGGCGATTACGGCGGATGAAATTTTGGACTGGGTTTACAGTCTTCCGCGACAGTATCGAATGTCTCCAAATTGCGCGATTATTCTTTCTGATGCAAGTCTTGGGAAGATTCGCAAGCTTGCGGTAGCGGCTGGAACCTCAACGCTCGGCTATCTATGGCAGCCTTCATTTGTGCAAGGCGAGCCGGACCGATTGGCGGGTATTCCTGTTTACGCTTCGCCGTTTATGCCGAATCAAGCGAGTACCGTACGCTTTGGCGTTATCGGCGATTTCTCCCGGTATATCATCGGCCAGCGGTCGAGTATGGCGGTTCAAGTCTTGCGCGAGGCTTACGCGGCTTCGGGTCAAATTGGATTCCGCGCGGTAGAGCGTATCGACGCCGGCGCGACGATCTACGACGCGTTCCGATATATCAAGGCCGCTACGTAATTTGTTGAACTAGTCGCGGCCGCCCCTGTAATGGGGGCGGCCGCTTTTGGTATAATCTATAATGATAACCGTTATCGTTTTAGAAACGCTCGCGCTTCCCTGGGTGGTTTTAATGCAAGGCGAAACGTACAAGCTAGAGAATCCGCAAGCGCGCGCGCTTATTGAAGCGGGGTTAGTTCGTGAGGTTTTAGCGCCTGAAAATTCCGATTTGATTACTAGGGTTTCAACGAAAAAAAACAATAATAGAAAAGGCGCGACAAAATGCTATCACGATTGAACGGCGCCGGTTATCTGTCTGCGATTGAAATAAGTACGCCGGCAAGCGAGCCGGTTAGTCTCGCTGAATTTAAGGCTCACGCGCGGATTAGCGGAACCTCTGAGGATTCGGATTTAACGGTGAAACTTTTGGCGGCGCGTTTACGCGTGGAAGATTTAATATCGTCTCCGCTGATTACGCGTTCTTTTCGTCTGCGTTTGGATTCTTTCCCGGTGGCGCTGAATGCTATTGTCCTGCCGCATTATCCTGTTAGCGCGGTTTCCCTGGTCGAGTATTTCTATAATGCGACCTGGAATACATTGGCTGGCGCGTCTTATGTGCTTGATTCTGATTCTTCGCCGTCGCGCGTAATGCTCGCATATTCTGCGACGTGGCCAAGTGTGGATACCGGCGCGCTGAATCTTACGCCAGGGGTGCGGGTGACCTATGCCGCCGGCTGGGCGAATGCGGCCGCTGTGCCGTCTACTCTCAAAATGGCGGTACTTATGCTTGCTACCTATTGGTATGCGAACCGTGAGACTGCGGACGTGTTGAACCTTACGGAAGTTCCGCAAGCTTGCGATATGCTTTGCGCCAGTTACAAGCGTACGCGGTGGCTGATTTGAATTACGACGGCGCGAGAGTGCGCGCGGGCGATTTGCGCCAGTCGCTAGCCTTTTATTCCCCTAGCCTGGCGGTCGATTCTTACGGCGCGCGCGTCGGCGGGTGGGCTTTGGAAGATACTGTTTTTGGTAATTTGTGGGCTGAGGCTTCGCCGGTGGCGGCTGAAAGTCTTAACGAACAATCAAATAGCGCGGTAGTGCGGGCTACGGCGCAAGTTCGCGCGGTGAGTATTACGCCAGTCGTTGGATGGTCCGTGGTTGTTGACGGAAAGCAATGGGAGATAAAGAGCGTTCGCGATCCTATCGGTATCCGCGATTCGTGGATATTAGAGCTGGTCTACCGTGAGGAGTCTCTATGAATTTTGACGAATCGGCGATACGCGCGGCGGTTACTGTTGGTTTAGTTGAGAGATTTAGGGACATTGTGCCGGCGGCGATTGCGTCGGCGTCAACGCGTACGGCTGGTCAATACGTGGGGCAAACTGACGCTATCCGCTATGACATAAGCGGCGATAATCGGCTAGCGGTTGTCTCGCTGAATTACGATCCCACAATTAACCCTATGCGGTCCGGTGCGCTGTCCGTTGGCGGTGGGTCGGCGTATTGGGTGGCTGAATACGGACGCGCTGGGCGGGCGGCGGCGCCTGTTCTACGCGTTGCGGCTGACATCATAAAAGGCAAGCTAAGGGGCGGGCTATGACGTTTGCCGCGCGTTTTTATACTGCGCTTGCTGGTAACGCTGGCGTATCGGCTATTGTTGGGACGCGGATATATCCGATGATCCGTGCGCGCGGGGATGTCCTGCCGGCCCTGGTCTATACGGTTATCTCTGCTTCGCCGATAGCGACTTTGAATAATTCGGGCTATGCCGATGATATTTTTTCTGTTTCGTGTGACGATGTGACGTACGCCGGCGCTCAAAGCTTGGCGGATGCCGTCGCGCTTGCGCTTGATAATTTTAAGTATACGACGGCGGCGCCTTATATTTATGCGTGCCGTCTTGACTCTCGCGCGGAGACTATTGATAATTCGGGAGAGCGCGCCGGCGCTACGTATCGCGTTACTCTTGATTTTTACGTAAATACAAAAGGATAAAAAATGGCTGTAACACTTGTTCAATCTCAGGGATGCGTTTTGAAAATGTCGGCGACTGCTTACGCGCTTGGCGCTACGGTTGTTGCTCCTACTGTGGTGATTACCGGCGTTACTTCGATTTCTTCGCCGTCAAATGAGTCTACGGATATTGACGTAACGACGTTTGCCACCAGCGGTATCCGTGAATACATTAAAAGCAAGGTACGCGAGGGCGGTGAGGTTACCGTAGGGCTTTTGTTTGACGTTGCCGCGAGTACTGGGAACGTTGCTATAATTACCGGCGCGCTGGCGGATGCCACAAATTTAGTACGCCAATTTTCGATTGATGATGGCGCGTCCACGCCAAACGTGATTATCCTTTTCCAGGGGTATATAAAGTCTTTCAAGGCGCCGAATTTGGAGAAGGATGGGGTAGCTACGGCTGAGCTTGTGATTAAACTTAGCGGCGGCACTATCGACCTAAGCTAATATGATTTCGCGCGCTGATATTCTCGCGGCGATTGATCGAACCATAGAACCTTTTGAGGTTCCGGAGTGGGGCGGTAGTATTTTTCTACGTAGTTTGACTGTCGGAGAGCGGTTTTCATTTCTTGATTTGATACGCCGCAACGATTGGGGAGATTCTGCGAAAGCTGATTTAGCGTCAATGCAAGCGCATTTGATCGCGCTTTGTGTTTGCGACGCCGGCGGCGTTGCGCTGTTTACTTTGGAGGATGTCCAGGCGCTTAAAAATAAGGATTGTCTAGTGATTGATCGCGTTTTTTCTCGCGCGCAAATTGTCGCGGGTCTAGTGGTTGCTGATTCTGAAACGACGAAAAAAAACTAGGCGATATGTCATACCGTTTTCGCTATGTGCTTGCGCTGGCGCTCGGAAAGTCTCTGAAAGAGATAGATAGCCTTGATTCCCAAGAATTTAGCGACTGGCTAGGGTTTTATCAATTTTCGCCGTTTGGAGATTTTCGCGACGATATGCGCGGGGCGCTTTTGTGTTCTGTCGTTTCTAATTTAATGGGCGGTAAAACGAAGCCTAGCGAATATATGCCGGATTGGTTTGGGGATCGTCCGCCGGTCAAACTGGCTACGGCGGATTCTTTGCGGGCTATGGCGCGCCTTGCTAATGCGAATATGGGGGGTGCATAGTGGCCGCGCCGATTGTGATTCAAGCTCAGTTAGATATGTCGCGTATGCGCGCGGACGTTGCGACGGTTGCGGATTCTGTTGGCGCGATGTCTCCAAATAAAATATATAAAGAGATGTCGCGCGCGGCTGATGTGTTTGTAAGCAAAATCCAAAAGGCGAAAATTGGCGGCGGTGGAAGTTTCGCCGCGGGGCTTTTGTCGGGAACGTCTAAGTATTTGACGAAAATAGGCGAGGCAAAATTAGCTTGGAAGTCTGTTTACGATGCACAAATAGCGGGTGGGGCAAGCGTTGCGGAGGCAACGAACCAGGCCAATCAAATGCAAGCGCGCTCGGTTGCTGATATGGCGGGCGCGTACACAAAATTACAAGCGGCCGCTAGTGTTCTTGCGGAGCGGCTCGGCGGTGGCGCTGGTGTTGCGGGCGCGCTTGGTGTTGCCGCGGCGGGTGCGGGCGGATTGTTCCTAGCGTTTAAGGGCGTTTCGTCGGTTGCCGGCGGTATTGGTGTTGTTGTCGGCGGTATCGGTAGCGCTTTTACTTCTATCACGGGCATTTTGTCTAGCGTCGGGTCGGCGCTTTCGTCGGCGTTTTCGTTCGTTTGGGACATTGGCGCTAATATCATTTCTTCGATTGGCGGCGCGCTTTCTTACGTTGGCGGGTTAATTGGGGATACGTTTTCTAGCGCGTTTGGCTACGTGCGCGACATCGTCGGCGGCGTTTTTTCTTGGATGAAAAATACGGTTTTTTCGGCGGTTGGCGCTTGGCTGGGTACGGTTTCTCTTGGTGTTGGCGTGCTTGCGATTGCCGGCGCGCGCTTGGGCAAGTCTGCCGGACAATCAACAAAAGCGGCCGATGATCCTACGAAGGATTTTGGATTTCTTCAAAATGTAATTGAGAAAAGCGGTGACGCTATCGGGCGCTTTATTGACAAGGTCCAAATGCTTGTCGGCGGTTGGTTTGCCGGCGCTGGGGATTTGGTCGGGGTTGCCGCGGGTTATTTGTCTTCGGCGATAGATTGGGTAATACCGAAACTGCAAAGCATAATCGTGACGGTTCTAACGGGCGTTTTGAAAGTTATTAGTATTGCTGATTCGATCGCCGGCGCTGTTTACGCATTATTTAGCGGAGACTTTGCCGCGGCGGGCGCGATGGTAATAAACGCGGCGGTAAAGGTTGTCGAGGCTATCCAGGGCATTATTACAATGCTTGCGCCTCAAATAAATTGGATTGTCTCGAAAATTGCGATATTGGCCGGCGGCGTGCTGTCGCTGGTGGCTAAGGGGTTCGCATACATTGAAAGTCCGATTAAAACGGTATTCGGTTTTATTATGACGGTTGGCGCTAAAATTTTTGATGTTATTTTAGATATTGCCGCTACGGCTATGGAATACTTCGGGGAGAGTGGTTCATCCAAAGCGTTGAACGGCGCGCGGTCGGCACAAATGCAAATGAGTTTAGAAGGCGGCAAAATGTCGCGGAGCGCCGGTAGCGGTACGTGGTCTGCGGCTCTTGAAAGCGCGGCGAAAAGTATCGGCGATTCCGGCGCGGCTGGCATTGATGCGGCGGGCGCTATGAATGGCGTATTAGAAGATTTGAATACTTGGTTAAAAGGCGTTTCTAAGGATTTGGACCCAAACGCGGAAAGTAAATACGGCGGGCTATTGAATCCTGCAAAAGAGGCTATTGAAAAATTGATAAAGACTCTCGGCGGCGGGTCGATTGTTGGACCTGATGCGCCAGCGGCGGCGGATGCTGAAAAGAAAAACGGCGCTAGCGCGGTCGATTCTATAGATTCGGTTGTCGGGTCTATAAAAGTCGGCGCGGATGTTGCGGCGGATTTGCAAAAGAAAACGGTAACAGAGCAAAAGAAAACGAACGTTTTACTAGGTCAAATTTCTAATAAGTCGGGAGCGTTGACATAATGGCTTATGTTGTGAAAGAGTCGATAGAAGCGCATAAACTCGGCATTCATCGCGACGGCGGGCTGTCGGGTACGCGCGAATTTATTTTGATTTCTGATACGGCGGTAACACTCGCGGAGGTTGGAACTACGATTATTGTCGGCTTGCCAAAGTTGGGCGATTTGTTTCCTATTGGAACTGCGACGGTTCCCTATCCGCCGGCTTGCGACGGGATAGATTTTGCTTTTGTGGATGCGGGTAACTCTGCTTCGGCGTTTGGTTTGGTCATTCGCGTAACTTGTGAGTATCACGAAAAAACGGCGGCGCCGGCTGACGATGGCGGGCGGCCTGATGAGCCGGGTTTTATTGCGACGTCTACGGATTTCTCGGTGGCTATCGTTGATATGTACCGTTTACTTGATCCAACGGCCGCGACTGTTGCGCTTTTGAATCCGCCCGAAACGGACATAGGCGGAACGGCGAAAGATTCTAACGGTAAGCCGAAAAGCCAAATTTTAGGCGTTCAAACTTTTTCAATTACGAATGTAATTAACGGGCGGCCGAATTATCAACTATATCGAAATATGACCGGGCAACGTAATAGCGCAGTATTCCAAAGTGGCGCTATCGGCTATTGGGCGTTCCTCGGCGCGAAGTGTCAACGCGTCGGCGTTTCTACTTATTCTGTTACTTGGGATTTTGCTTACGATCCGTGGGGGCATTGTCGGCAAGTTCCGAAGGTGAATCCAGCAACGGAAGAAGTTCAAACTATCGCGGTGTCGGGCGTGTCTCGCGCTGAATTGGTTTACTGGGTCCAGCCTATTCCATACTTGGCGAATTTTGCTACTTTGGGGATTGTGGGCCTTTAATGCCATATACGCCGGAATATGGACAAATTACAAAAGGCTTAGGCAAGCTTACGCCGGAGGTTATGGCGAGAATAAGCCAGGCTACGGAGATAACTTTATCGACGATACCGGTAACAGATTCAAAGGGCGCGGCGCTTAATCGAGATAATCCTAAGTGGATGAAGGTTACTGCTAGTCTGTGGATAAAAAAAATTGGGACTGCTGAGGCGGTTTGGATTTATACGCTAATTCCGTGCGCGTTTTCTGTCTCTGCCGCGGCATATACGGCCCCTAGCGCGGTTTCTATTGTGGACGGTAGCGCCGGCGCGGCTATCAATGGTTTTAATTTCGCGGAGTGGGGGACCGATTCGGTAACAATTTCGCCGGGCGTGCTTTGGTCTGAGTTGCCGGCGGGGTTTGAAGTTAGACCGATTTCGATAGGTACGGTTGTTTTGTGTATACCGGTACGCGTGGTAATTGGCGCGATACCTGTAGTTTCGGGCGCTTCGTTTATTTCCGCCTGGGGCTTTTCGATGGTCAACGCGCTCGGCGGTACGTGCGACGGTAGTTTTCTTTTGGATGGCGGCGTGGATGGGGGTTCCTACTAATGGCAATTCAACAGAAGCGAAGCGCGACGCCGGGCGCGGTGCCTACGGCTTTTGATTTAGTAGCGGGGGAGATTGCAATAAATACGGCTGACGGCCTAGCGTATATAAAAAAAGATGACGGCGCTATAGTTGGCCTGGATGCGCCGATGGTAATTACGGCGGCTGATTTGGCTATCACGGTCGATACTGTCGCTATGTATTCAACGGTTTCTAGCGTGCTGGGCGTGGTGCCAAGCTTGCAAGTAATTTTACCGGCGGCGGCGTTTTCTCTTGTTAATTCAACGGCAACGCAAGCGGTTTTTGCTCCTGTTTGCGACACAATTACACTTCAGGCGTCTACTACGTATTTATTCGACGGTCAATACATAATCCAAACGGGCGCGACTAGTCATTTTACCTCTATGAGTTTTGTTTTAACTACGGCCACAATCACTAATATAACTTGGTATGTTCTTGGTACTGCGGGCAATGGTGCCGGTTCTCAGGCGACCTCACAGACTACCACTTTCCATAATTCTAGCGCGGGTGGGCAAATCATAGGGGCGAGTACAAATTCTCACACTATAATAAAATTTGAAGGCGTTTTACGCGTGAATGCGGGCGGATCAATGGTACCTAGTATTGCGTTTAGCGCGGCGCCCGGTTCGCCTTCCGTTTTACTTGGGTCATATTTCAAAATTTATCCGGTTGGGACGAATACTATTTCTAGCGTGGGGTCGCAAATTGCATAAAATAACGCTTTATTTCTTGCGCGGGGCTAACTATGAATTATGATAAGAGAATGGATAAGCCAGCGGCTACGGTTTTATTGCAAACCTTGAACCTTTGCGTATTAACTATTGGCGTGGCTACCGTTTTCGTGGGCGTCGGGCGGCGCGATGCGGATTTAACTACGGCGCTCGCGCAAACGCAAGAACTAAAAAACATAACGGGGGACCTGGCGCGCATTTGCGGCGGGCTTTCTGTTTCTGACGCAAGCGTGGAAAGCCAATTAAAGGCTATTGAACGGCGGCTAGATATACTCGAAAGGCGGTAACTATGGATTTTTCTAAAATCAGTTGGAAGACTTCGGCGCTCGGTTTGAGTGCTATTCTCATTGCCGGCGGCGCTTATTTGAAGGCCGCGACGGATAATGACGCGTCAACGGTGCCGGATACGGCGGCGCTGGTGGCGGCCGTTTTGGCGGGCATCGGTTTATTGTTTGCTCGCGACAATTTGAAAAGCTCGGAATCTGTCGGCGCTAAATAATGTATGCAATTTTTCGCGCGCTATTTGATGCCATTTGGGGCGCCTTGCGTGGGGAGATTTCCGCCAGCAAGTCGGCGCGCGATGCTGTCGAAGATAAAAATACTCTGCGGCGCGCGGGTAATAAGATTCGCGATTATATCCGCCTTCGCGGCAAGTCCGGCGGCGTGTAGTCGCGCGGTTTTTATTACGGATTCTGCGCCGGCGCGCGTGGGTCCTGATTGCCGCGGCCGCGTTTACACTCTCGACGATAGCGGCGCGTGGATTCTCTCGGATAATTTGGTGTCGATCCCTGAGGGCTACTATTTTGTTTCGCCGGTATGGGTCGCAAATGAGGATGAGAAAAAATGAGTCTTATAGCCTCTTGCTGTTGCGTGTCTTGCGGACCGAATACGGCGCTACTTGTTTCGCAAATGGCGGGGCGGCCAGGTACTCAATATAATTTCTCGGCGCCGTTTCTTATGTCGATTCGCGCGCCGATTGTGCCTAGTGCGAATATCTGCACTAAGTCTAATTCCTGCGATAACGGCGCGGTATTTCCTACGTGCGGATATTGTCAGCTTCCGCTTGTTGCGTGTCCTTTTAATCCGCCTTATATGTCTTGTCAGGCGTGCGGCTATGGTCCGATTTATACGCTCGGCTCTGAGGTTACGCAGTTGGGCGCCTATCTATGGAATGGCGGAACGTTTACAGATTTGAAGGGTTATTCAACGAACGTTTGCCGGCATACTCCAACGCCACAAAATATAGATACTGATCCTTGCTGGCAAGGCTCGGTAGCGGGCGGCTGTTCTACGATTACCCTTGTAAATTTGTTTCAACGGAATACGATAGGGGATATATCTTGGGACAATTCGCGTGCGGTTGCAAATTTGGGTACGGGTTCGACTTCGCCGGACGTTTACACTTGGGACAAATGGTACTCGGCTCCTAGCTACGTTCCGCAAGATTCCTGCGCTTATGTTTATGATGCTACCGGCGTGACGTTTCGCAATCCGCCAGGCTCGACAATGGGCTACAAAATTGCGACGGTTGCAACATATCCCGGCGTGGTTGGAACGTGTACTACTTTTTCGGTTGTCGTTATTCAGCATCTTGGATTTGATTACAAAATACCTACGTATTCCTGCGATATGCCTAGCGGGAATTGTTTGGACGCGTGCGTGAGTCCTTGTATCGTTATGTATTTGCGCGTGAAGATTTCGGGCCGTGTGAATCGGTCTATAGGTAGCGGATTTGTTGCGGGTTCTTATGGCGGCACTTCTTCCAACGCGGTAACGGGCTACGGTTGTAATTGCGTACCGCCGGGCGCTTCGGGCTGTTCTACTTCCCCTGGTCAATTTGTTCTACCGTTCGGCAGTAAGAGAAATACGGGCTGCGCTATTGTCGATTCAAGCGATGCGGGGGACGTGCGGACCGATGCGTATTACCGTTCGTATTGGAACGGCTCCGATACGCTTAAAGAGTGGCTAGAAAAGCCTTTTTCTCTTTATCGGATTTCTTCGGCTATGTCCGATGTTGCGTGCGGCGGTACGGCTGATACGGCGAATGAACGTAGCTATACGTTTGCGAGTCAATATACTACGGGGAATTGCGCGAATCCTCTCGGCACTACCTTAGCGAGCTATTGCGTATCCAACGGCGCGGGCGGCTGTATTACCCATCCGATGGAACCATTGATAACGAACGCGGGCGGTTGTTGCGCGCCGGGTTCCGCGGCTTGCGATACTGCGAACGCGCGTACTTGGGTTTGCGATGCGCCAGCTTGTACGGGTCATTACGCTCCAAGTAATTGTGTGGGCTGTGATTCTTTGGCGGGCGCGTCGGGTCTGTGTCTAGTCTGCGCTACGTCTTGCGTTGCGTATCAATCGTGTAAAACAATGGCGGGCGGGCAATCGTTCACGCAAGCGGACATAGATAATATGCCGTGCGACTGGGAAAATATACCGATTCAAATTACGCCGGTTTACAATCCGTTACTACCTGACGTAACTTTAGTTCGATCTTTGGATGTTTGCGGCGCGGTGGTCGCGGGTACGGGTACGCTTGTTGGCGGAACGCTTATTACTATTACCGGCGATAATCTTTTATATGCGACGGGCGCGACGGTTGACGGTGTAGCGTGTACTTCGGTCCAATGGATCAACACAAATAAAGTAACGGCGATTACTCCGGCAAGCGCGACGGCGGGCGCTAAGTTCGTTCGCGTCATTACGCCGGGCGGTACTTCTGTCCCTAGCGCTGGGGACGTATTCACGTATACGGCGAATGCGGCTCCTGCTACTTGCGCCTTCACGCCGGCGGGCGGATCGACTGCGGGCGGTACGTTTTTAACGTTGACTGGCAAGAACTATACGGGCGTTACGTCTGTGACTATCGGCGGGATTGCGTGTACTGCGGTTACGGTTTTACATTCGGGCGCGATTACTTGTATTACGCCGGCGGCATCTCCGCCGGGATATGTTGGCGCGCGATTTATTAACGTTACTTCGCCTTACGGCTCTGCTACGGCGTTCGCCGCGTTCTATTATAGTTGACATTATGAATGAAGTTGATCTATCGGGACTTCCGCCAGGCGCGCGATTAGTTGAAACTACGATTATTCCTATTGAGGTTGCGGGGGAGATTCAAGCGCCATCCGTTAGCCTCATAAATAAAATAAAGTCGTTTACTTTGGCTATGGCGTCTAAGGCGCTCCAACCGGCGGCGAGTCGCGCGCAACGTCGCGCGCGTCTTGCTGTTTGCGCTGGGTGTCGGGCTTTTAAGCCTACGGCTGATCATCGGATCGGCTTCTGTGGCGCGTGCGGCTGTGGCGAATCGAATCTAGCTACTTTGGCTGTGAAATCGCGTATCTTGCGTTCATCGTGTCCGCGTCATTTGTGGGACGCGGCTATATCTCTGCCGATTCTGCCGCCAGCTCCGCCGGACGCTCCGCCGGACGCTTAGTACGCGTCCTCTGTGAGTATTCCGCTGTCGAGCATATCCGATATGATTTTGTATCGTTTCTGTAGTAATTCGTTTGCCTCGCGCTGGAATCCTGCGGAAAGCTTGGCGAATTTTACTAGGGGTTCATCCGCCGCGGCAAGCATCATAAAGGCGCGCAAGCATTCGCCGGCGCGAACGGTGTCTATAAAATTATTCTCATCTTTTGATAGTTTTACTATCTCGGTGGCGCTCATCTTTGAATACTTGCTATTCTGCACATTGTGATTATACGCGCTCACGATCGCGAACTACTCGAACGCGAGACAAAAAAACTTTTACTACGCG